AACTCTGGTGAAATGCCTACGTCACTCGATTGTACTGCGGTGTTTAAATACTGGTATGCAAAAGCTACACGGTCTTCTGATTTTCTTTCGTTCAAATATTTCATCGACCAGAATTCTGGCCAGTACGACCTTGATCTGCCTTCTTCGTCCGTGAGTACCGCCTTTTGTACAATCTGCTTCCAATTGTTCTTTGGTACAAATAACGTGGCGTGAATATCGTCAAAATGGAATCTGGTTCCCAAACAGATGGCTCTCGCCCCTTGAAACATTGTAGGTGCGATAACGTTCGACCACGTTGCTTCCATTTCACGCCGTATATCCGGGTTATTGATGGATGCAGCGGATTTAATAGGGTCATCGATAAGTACCAACTGCGATCTTTTCGATGTGATCGCACCCTTGAGACCACCACACGCAACGGTAAACGCCTCCTCACCTGCCGTATCAATCCCCGCAAACTCATAGTCGATACTCCAGTATTCGTCTGATCGTTTTATTTTTGAAAGGCGCACCATGGGAAATACTTCTCTATATTTTGCACTAGATAAGATTCCTTTGATGGTTGCAGATTTTGCTCTGCTAATGTCGACCATGTATGCAATGTACAGAATACGCAGCATTTTCTTGGCAGCAGCATGGCGTCCGATCATCCAGGCGGCAAACAAACCAAGGACAGTACTTTTCGCAGAACCACGAGGTGCGAGGATCGATGTGTTTGGTCCCCCTATGCCTAGTAGACATTCGCTATCTTCTCCTGTACATAATTCGTTGTGCCACTCAAGCATATGCTTGGCTGGTGCTTTTCCCATTATTTTGCAGAAAGCATGAAAGTTATCTCGTGCTTCAATTACTTCTTGCGAGGGTGGCTTTGTTGAAACTTTTGTAGCGGTCATCAATGCGCTACGTCTATACGCAAGAGAAGCACTCGATATGGCCATATTAATTTGTTATGTACGTCTATCTTATTACTTTAAACAAACTCCGGTCAATTCCTAAACCATCCATTGCCATCCTACGTGCTGTTGAATCTCGACTCCTTACTGTTGCACGACTTATATTCCCCAAAATTGTTTTATTCATTCGTCCCGCTTTTTTAATTCCCCGTTCAATAGTTTTTTCTTCGTACTTAGATACTTCTTGATTACGTTTCAGTTGTGCTCTTGTTTGAGCATAAGCGGCTCTTTGTTGAGCAGCATACATAGCAGCATCAAGTGCTTTTGTACTGTATCCCACTAGAGGATCGCTTCCTATATTCCTCAGAGGCGGAAGAGCCATATCTACGGCGTCCTGCTGCTTAAGAGCTCCTACACCTGTTTCACCTAGTTTTGGTAAAACAATGCCCTCGGCAACTTTATCAACGTATTGCTCTAAATCCTTATCCATTTACTGTTTCACTATATAGTTTTGCCCATACCGCATTTATTGCGTTTTCAATGGGTTCAGCGAATTGAGGATCATCCTTAAATATCGATGTCATCTCTCGCATTACTCGGTCAGCACCTGCCATGAGTAATCCACGTTTATCTGTACTTCTATTAATTCTTTCGCTTGTTTCAATATGTGATCTCAATTCTTTTTCCAATGCAGCAAGGCGAGCAGCACCATTATCCCCTTTAATTTCACCGGAGGTAATTGCCATTCGCAAGTCTTGTATATCGGAGTGTAAAGCAGATATTTCGCTATTAAGTATTCCACGCCTATCTAGCTTCCGATACTTCATTTTAACCCAGCGACTTAAATCATTAAATGTCCCCTCGTATCCGACGATTCCTGCATATACCCATATCTCGATAATTGAAGGGGTGAATTCAGCAAACTCTCGAAAGTCTTCACTGTCAGCAGCAGGCAGAGTATCAAGCCATTGGTCTACAACTGTTATATAGACTTTGCCAGTTTTATTAGTCTGTGTAGTCATCAGAATGAGAACGCGAGGGCTTTTGCTCTTGCAGATGCGCGACTTTGGCGTCGTTCGTCCATTTCTGCTCTGGTTTTTTCTAATTGCACTGCTCCAGTATTAATACGATCTTGTGTGCCAAACGCTTGTTCTTTACCTACGTCGGCGACATATTTAGCGGCTCCAGCTTGTGTTCCTGCAACTCCTAATGCTGATTCTTTTTGAGTAGAAGCCACTGCTTTTGATGCGGCAGCCTGTGTAGTGGCTACGTTTTCGGCAGCTCTCCCTTCTGTAGTTGCAACATCTCTAGCTGCACCTGCTTGAGTGCCGGCTACATCTCTGGATGCATCAGCTTGCGTCGTTGCTACGTCTTTAGATGCCGCAGAAGTTAGTTCTGCAACATACCTATTTGCTAATGCTTGTGTACTTGCAACATCCCTTGCAGCTCCTGCTTGTGTAGTTGCTACATCTCTAGCGGCACCTGCTTGCGTGGTTGCGACGTCTTTAGTTGCTCCAGCTTGAGTAGATGCAACTCCTTGAGCTGATTGAGCCTGTGTAGTTGCTACGTCTCGAGCTGCGCCCGCTTGCGTTGTAGCTACATCTTTAGACGCTCCTGACGACAATTCAGCTACATACCTATCTGCTAATGCTTGTGTCTCTGCTACCTGAGTTGCAGCTTTGGCTTGTGTCTTAGCTACCTTTTTACTAGCATCTGTTGATAACTGTGTACCGGCTAGGTTTTGATCGGCCCCATAATTACTTGCACTTGCCTGTGTTGATGCTACATCCCTAGCAGCATCTGCTTGCGTTCTAGCTACATTCTTATCTGCACCAGCTTGTGTTGATGCGACTGCCTGTGCTGATTCAGCTTGAGTTGAAGCAACATCCCTTGCCGCCCCGGCTTGTTGCTTTGATACAAACTTCTCACCTTTTAACTGTGTCTCTGCAACGGCTTCAGCGGCGCCGGCTTCTGTCGTAGCTACGTCTCTTTTGGCATCAGCCTGTGTCTGTGCAATAGCCTTCATACCTTCTGTTTCAGTAAGTGCTACTCCGGCTCTTCCTGCAATTTCTTTATCTGCAACGTCTTTTAATGTTTGATTATTTGCAGAGTTCATTGTTGCTTCATGGTCACGAGTTAGTTTATTCTCGTCTCCCATAAACTTACGTTTACCCTCCTCAAATTTGTTGGCTTGTTCATTAAGACGCATTTGCTCATCAGTTGAATACGTCAACTGACGCTGTTCTTGATCAAGCGTTCCCTCTTGATACATCAGTTTATTCGCTAACTCCTCTTGCGCATCAGAGCGAGCCATTTGCTGTGCTCTAAAGTCTGATGCCTGACCCATTTGATAGGCAGTAAAGGCAGCCTTCTGATCTTCGTCGTTACTATTGGCCCAGCTATTAATAGTATCTAATGTTCCTTGTAGATTGAATTGACCATTCTGCAAACGATCGAACCTATTCTCTGCCTCATTTTTCACTTCTTGATATTTATTGTCAAACCAATTAGTAGCCGCGATCGTAACCCCATCTAATCCTTTGAGCTCGCTTCTTTTAATTCCTGCTTTTGCAGCTTCTTCTAACTCGTCTCTATTAAGAGAAGTTCCTAATCTATCTTTATTCTGGTTATACCAATCAATAGCCTTCATGACTACCTACTTGTCTATACGTTCTTTTATTCTACAAAGTTACAATAAGAGAAGTCTTAGCAAACTTTAGAGGCTAATGAGTATTGCAGATAACGCTAGAAGATACACTTTGACTTCCGATGCAGTTAACGAAGCTATTGGCAGAGAACTCATTGATCGTAATTACCGCAGACGTGATCGTAAAGAAGATCTTCGATATGCAGGTGAGTTATATGACATGATGAATGCTCACAATAAAGAGATAACCAAGATCGGTGGGCCGGTAGATTGGCAGCGTATTCAGACAAACCGTTCTGCTGTTAACTCTGGAATTACCGGTGTGTTTGACAACCTTATAAGCGAACGTAAACGGTTAGATGAAAATCGTACATGGCTCGACCATCAACGAGATTCCCAGCAGCGCATGACTAATTTGATGGCGGATCGAGTTGCTAGGCAGATAGAGCAATCTGGAGTTCCTTTTAAAACTGCCTCTTTGTATGACTCTAATTACAAAGCATCGGAAGACTATGTAATGGCTGCAGAAGCTCAATACCAAAAAGATAAAGATTATGAAAAATTTGAAAGAGCTATTGGATTGCGTTAAACATCTTGCTTCATCAACGCAATAAGAGCAAGTACGCTTTTTAAAGTATCTTCTTTCTGTGCACGTGCAAGCATATTCTCTTGAATATCGTATCCCTTCATAGCAATGTCTGAATTCAATTCCTGCACTTTAAGGTTGTGTTGAAGCTGATCCATTTGGATTTGATTTTGTCTACGCTGTGCCGCATCTAAGTCATCTCTATTTTCACGTCTTGCGACTTTTCTCATACCCTCTTGAATAGCATATTTAATGCTGTCGTTGCTTTGTTTTGCTAAAGAATCAAGATCTACTCCGGCTGCATTGGCTCTAGACCCAAGCTGTGTTTTCAGTATTTGCTTTCTTCTATCCTGAATATTATCATTATGAAAATCTAATCCTAAAAAGGCAGATAAATTTTTGCTAGGACTTAAACCTAAATTATATTTACCATCAATGCCACCTTCTTTGGCTAGTCTGTCTACCTCACCTCCTCGATTAAATAGTGTAGATGCAAAATCTACTCCAAGACCGGTGAGTGCAGAATACCCTGCAAAATTGCGAATACCTTTTTTAAATCCTCCAGTTGCAGCAGGAGCAGCAGGAGCAGCAGCAGAAGTCAAGGGAGGCGTAAGTCCAGCAAGAGGTGTGCCGATGTTTGTTCCGAATTTAGAATTAAATTTAGATATAGCCTCGGCTGCATCTTTCTGGCCTACTGTAGTAAACCCAGTACTTACTGTTTGTTTAGGGATAGTTACATTCGGAAGCGTAGAAGTACTTGCTGTGCCAATTCCTGGATATGTTAAAGGTCTTACAGGCGTAGAAAACTTATTAGCAATTGCCGGAGGTAACTGCACTCTACCCGCCATGCGAGCACTAGGGCCTGTTAAACCTGGAACAAAGGATTTATAATTACCAGCCTTTGATGCATTCCTTGTCAGAAAAGGTGCGAGCTTTTGTAAGCTCGATAAAGCACTATTGACCAAACCCATTATCAAAGACCTAATACTTTATACATTCTAGTTTAACTCAATACTGTAGATACACCTTTGGAAACAATAGGTGCTGCCCACTGTGCACCTGGAATAAATGACGTAGCCGCTCCTGCTAGGGTTCCAGCCCAACTGCCAAACAGTGATTTACGATTTGCTGCTCTAGCCTTTGCTAGTTGTTGTTTATATTCTTTCTTTCTTGCATCATAAGAATCTCCCATTGCAGTCTCATATTGATCAGTTTCAAACGCATGTCTTACTTCAGCGTCTGTCAGGGATTCTCTATGCCCAATGCCACCTAAAAGTATTTCTTGTCCTGCTAGTCCTCCTGATCCATAACCAGTTCCGAACTGTGACATAGGTGTAAATCCTGAGCCTAATCCCACATTCATAGTGGCAGCATCATAATTTTCACCACCAACATTTCCTAATCGTTTATTACGATCATCAAGATACGTGCCAACACGTGATCTTGCAATGGAAAGTTTTCTTGCCATTTTTAATGTGCCTCGTATATATAGTTTAACTATGGTGTGAAATATTTACCGCTGCTAAATGAAGGAAAATTTAAACTATGGGTGAAGCCACGATTATTCATCACAGCATCGTTTTGCCA